CTACTATGCGTTAAGTGTTAAGATTACCAGTGTTAACACTTCATAGCAAATGGAATAAACAAATGAATCTACAAAAATCAGTAAAAGTAAGTGCAGCAATGACAGATACAACTGTTAATGATTTGGCAACTAATTTAGGCATAACTAGAGTTTGGTTGTGGAAAAAGCTATCAGAAAATAACCCTAAATACATTGGAAAAATGGCGATGTTTTACGGCGTATCTGTCAGTGAATTTATTAAAAGGGGCGAATAATGAGCGAAAAAATCACATTTACATTACCAATGATGCAGGCCAGGCAGTGGCCAGACCTATGTAAAATAAAATTAGGTGAGGCGTGGCAATGGAAAAAAGACCTAGTTGTCACATTTAAACCAGCGGAAAGCAATCGAAGCGTTAAGCAGAATCGTTTGCTCTGGATGCTTCACGGCGAGCTGGCTAAACACATCCATGAAAGCCAGGGTGAAATATACGACACTGAGACGATTCACGAATTTGTAATTGGTAAACTTTTACCGAAAGAGCCTAAAAAGCTACCCGACGGTGATTTTATTATCGCCCGAAAGTCTACCAAAAACCTACCTGTTAAAGAGTTTGCAGCATTGCTCGATATGTATTACGCATGGGCTTTAATTGATATGGGCTGTAATTTACCAATGCCTGACGATTTGTACTTTGATGCGGTTATGAAGGAAAGAAAATGATTAGCAAAGGCAAAACAAAAACCGCAGCGGAAAAAGACTGGCTTGACCAAGTTGTCAATTTCGCAATGTATAGCGATTGGCTAAGCGGCATGTATTACACAAGCTGTAATCATCCGTACCAGTTTCAGATAGACCACATACTAGGAGCGCAAGCAAAGCGAAAGGTTAACGGAGTAACTACGAAGGTAGGCGAATTTGCGATTATGCCGATACCGCTAGAGTTGCACGACATAACCAGCAACCACCCGCTAAACCGGACGCTACGGCCTAAAGCTTATCGGGATAAGTTCGGGCATGAAACGAACGTGTGGCGCAAGATGCTAGACGCGATGGTATTAGAGGGTTATGAATTACCATTTGATAATGATTTGATAGAGGCGGTGATTAGATGAAACAAACTACATTCAAATGCGCCATAACTGACGAAGCCCTGGACGCGTACGACGAGCACGTAAAACACAACCCTAACGGCATGCCGCTTTACTCTGGCAAGTCGCGGGGTAAGGTTTATTACGGGTATGTGATACATGAAACGAAAACTAGTGTGATAGTGGAGGAATTGAAATAACCTGCAACAACAAATATATTGAATCCTAATATTTAAGCTGTTAATATTTAAATTCAATACATTTAAAGGTGATGCAGATGAAGCAGCTAGTAATTAACAATACAGAGATAACCACAGACGCAGAGGGTAGATTTTCACTAAACGACTTGCATAGAGCCGCTGGCGGATTAAAGAAGCATCAGCCAGCGCTTTTTTATAGGTCATCTGGGTTTGAGGATTTCTTAGAGGTTTTAAAACTACAGAACTGTAGTTTTGAACCCATAGTTAAAAAGAAAGGTAGGTACAGCGGCGGCACATGGGTTTGCAAGGAGCTTGTGTACAAGTATGCAATGTGGATTAACCCAGAATTTGAAGTTAAAGTTATACAGACATTCGATAGGCTATCTAAAGGAATTAACCCGCCATCATCTATCGAAGCGCTAAATAAACTCACCGCAAAAATAGAGTCAGATAAAGACGTTGCTAGCTTTTGCGGCAAGGAGCTTGCCAGATATAAGAAAATCAAAAAAGAAAACGAAGCAGCTTTCAAGAAAGAAATTGAAAGTGTTCAGTTATGCTTAGGATTCAAGGGAGAATAAAATTGAAGTGGATAAAACATGACACAGACGCCAATCAAGACGCCAAGCTTCAAAATGTATTGCTTGATTATGGGCTTGAGGGTTACGGCCTCTACTGGTACTGCATAGAGCTAATCGCAGGAAAGGTAAGCAAAGACAGTATAACATTCGAGCTTGAGCATGATGCTAGGATAATAGCCAGAAACACAGGGTCCACACCTCAGAAAGTTGAAGAGATGATGCGATATTTTGTTGAGCTTGGTCTATTTGAAAGTAGTGAGGGTGTAATTACTTGCATGAAGTTAGCGCGCCGACTTGACAGCTCTATGACAAGCAACCCAGAGATGAGGAAAATAATTGCATCTTTAAAAAGTCATGATGGGGTCATGACTAAATCAGAAACTATCATGCAAGATAAGATTAGATTAGAAGAGAATAAAGATAATGGTAGCTCTACCGAGCAACCTTACCCGTCTGAATTGGTAGAAAAGGCATTTACCCACTTCTGGCAATGCTGGAAAGATACAAAGAAAAGTATAGGCAAGGTAGATACGTCGCCAAAGGAATCGACTTTCGAGAAAAAGTGGAAACCGATGTTCAACAAGCAATACTTCAAGTCGCACACGGTTGATGAATTTAAGGAGGAGGTTAACCGCATTTGTAAGTTTGTGGTCGATGCTCATAGTGTTGACGGGTTTAACCGATTTGAAAACATGCAAACAGGGAAATTCTTTAACGAGAAGCAATGGAGGGATGAATAATGGAAATGTTAAATCTACCGCCGCACAGCATTGAAGCCGAGCAAGCTGTATTAGGTGCTTTGATGGTTCTTGACTCAAACGAACATAAGGCTTTAGAGGTGACGGACACGCTAAGAGCGGAAATGTTTTACAACGCAACACATCAAGAAATCTACCGCGCAATGATAAAACTGAAAGAGCGCGACCTGATAACGATTACTGACGCACTGGACGCGCAAGGTAAGCTTGAGGAGTGCGGAGGATTTGCATATATCGCAGAGCTAGGGAAAAGCACGCCAAGCACCTCAATCATTAACACATACGCCGAGATTATTAGCGATAAATATCACGCTAGGGAAATTATCGGCATTGCTAACAACGCAGCTCAGCAGGCGTATAACAAAGAGCCTAACCAGGAAATCATACAAGCGCTGGGCGATTCAATACAAAAGATAGACCTTAGCGGCGGGTATGAGCCAAACCACATTGGCGGCATGGCTGAGGATTTTATAAATCGACTAGAAGCGCGAAGCAAGGGCGAGAGAAGTGCGGTTGGTTTAAAGACGGGTATTGATAGGCTGGATGATGAAATTATAGGGGTTGGTGAGGACTGGCTTATTACGCTATTCGCTAGGCCTTCACATGGCAAGACGCTAGTTGCTCAGATTATTTCTAATAACGTAGGTCAGCGTGAATCGGTTCAGTTTTTCAGCATGGAAATGTCGAAAGAAGAAATCATGGATAGATTTGTGGGTGTGTCTGCGGGTATACCGCCAAAACTGCTTAAAACGGGCGAGCTTAACGAATATCAGTATGAGCGCGTATCAAGAGTATTAGGCGCAATGGTAAACGGGCAAACCAATATTTACTACGATGAAACACCGGCGCTATCACTTGCTCAAATTCGCCACAGGGTAAAGACGACGATTAAGAAGAAAGGCAAGCAGTCATTAATCGTTATTGATTACCTAAAGCTAATGTCATTGCCAAAAGCAGACCGTGAAGATTTGGCGATTGGTGAAGTTACCAGGGGATTAAAGCAACTGGCAAAGGAAATTAAAACGCCAGTATTGCTACTTGCTCAGGCCAACAGGGGAACGGATAAAGAAAAGCGGCCGCAAATGTCAAACATATACGGTTCAAGCGCTATTGAAGCTGATAGCGATTTAATACTAGCCGTACACCGTGAAGAGATTGTTAACGAGCATACAGCGCTACGGGGTGTAGTTGAGATTATCCCAGTGAAGTTTAGGCATGGTGATTTACCTAGACCTATATACATGAAAGCGGGTGAGAATGGTTTATTCCGCTGCCTGTCTGATATCGAGATAGGTGAGGTAATGAATCAGGAAGAAATGAGAGGGAATAACAAAAAACCTTTTGAGTTCAAGTAGTTGTAATGCGGTTGCTTTTAAACCGCTTACATATTAAAAAACTTTATCGTTACGACAATAAATTTTGATGGTGTTTGCGGTGAGTGAATACAAGCCAGAGTTTGAGTTGGTTAATACGGATGATGGGCAGGAGGTGAGAATCTCACTGGTCGGATTTCTTAACGATACCGAATAGGCTATATTCGGACGACTGCAAACAAACGGGAGAGGAAGAGTGAAAGAGAAGTTTACTAAGCAACCAGAGGACGCAACTCACTATATGGAGGCGTACGGCGATTGGGTAGGTACTTGGTTCAAAAAGGATGAGAACGGCAAGTGGTTAGGCAAAACAGATTGCATGAGCGACTGGTGCAGCAATTGCGGCTATGAGGAAGATTTGATTAAACCTATACCTGTAAACCACATGCACAAAGCAGCACCGAAAATGTATGCGATGCTTGAGGCGATATACGTAACAGGTATGCAGCCAACAGAGAGCAAGCTTAAGAAACTACTAGCCGAAGCGAGGGGTGAGTTGTGAGCTACCAATACATCGCCAAGGCTATCGCCGTTATCGGCTTTGTATGGGGCGCAGGGTTCGCATTTCAGGCATCTGAGCACTTAGTTGGATGTATTAGTTTATTCATGGCGTGGTTAGCGCCTGGTATTTTAAACGACCACTAACTGGTCGGATATGTAACACAAGCCCGTCGTGATATTGTCGGGCTTCTTTAAACGGGAGATAGAAAAATGAAAATAGAAAGAATGATGCACGACCCTAAACAAATGATTCTAATGCTGGATGATATAAACATCCACTTCACTGGTTTTGAGGCTGAGAATACAGGCGTTAGATTGCTTGACGGTGAGCGCATGGCAGCTTACTTGTATTTCGACCAGGCTACTAAGTTTTATAAAGCATGGAGGGCGATGAAATGAACCTAGAACAAGCAATTGAAGCGCTACTTGAAGGCGGTCAAGCATTAGGTGTTAGTTGTGATGATGTGTATAAGCACATCGCCAGTGATAGCGATAATGTGCTGGCTATCTTTGAGTTAGTACATTCCGATGAGCATGAGGACGCGCGCCGCTACCTGGTTAATGCGTTCCGTGAAAGTGCTGCTCATCTACTAACTGAATCTAAACGCGCAGACGATGAAACCAAGGCGGGGCTGTAATGACAATTAGCGATTTACTAATCCAAACACGCGGCAATCAATCGGCAGTTGCCCGTATGCTTAGAATCGAGCGTAGTACGCTATCGCGTTACATTAAGTTGAAACTTGAACACATGGTCGTCGAGCGCGACGGGCAGTATCATTTATTTTCAAACATCAGTGAGCAATACGGCAATGGATAAGAAGTTAGTTAAAAAGCTGTACGACATGACAGTGAGAAACGAGCACATTACAAGCGGTAAAGCACTGGCTGAACATGCGAACCTTGATGGCGCCTATGTATCGAAAATCATGCGTAACTATTCGCATATACGCGACCAGATAAGACGGAACAGAGCGAAAGGTAATGTTGATTTGTTTAACTGGGTCATGTCGATGTGGCCTGTAACTGGCCAGAATCGTTAGTAATGCATCGGTGGGTAATTTAATTTTTTGATGGGAGATAGAGAATGGGTAATGGTGTAACAGTAAGTAACGTTGCAACGGCGAGTCAACAGGATATTATCGACTCGCTAACAGAACAACTAGCAAAGGCTAATGAGCGGATTGAGCAGTTGGAGCAAGCTAACTTAGAGTTATCTGCTAACGTTGAAGCATGTTGCGAACTAACTGAAATGGGTATGGGAGCCGCTATTGAGCGCTTATTTGAAATTGACAACACCGAGTCAAAAGCACTTCTAAACAAATTCGCCATAGAGCAGAAGATAGAGTCACTAGAAGAATTGCATAGCTTTTTCTTAAATGAATTTGATTGGAAGTTCCCTGACGATACGCACGTTAAATTTATGGATGTGGGTGTGGCAGTTAACGCGAGAATTGCACAACTACGCAAGGAGTAAGAGTGATGAGCGACTACTATGCATTCATAATGAGCAACCCTTTAGTTATTCTCGGCATTGCTGCGATAATAGCGGTGACAAGCGGGTTATCACTAATATTTTTAATGGAGATAATTAAAATGGTTTCGCGCAGATGACTTGGTATTGTGCGGCGTACTTTAACGGGGAAGAGTTTGATGCGGAGATTGAGAACGCCACAAACATGGCAGAAGCTGAACACGCATTCGAGCAACACTTATGGATGGAGTACAATCTAACCAAAGACGTTGCAAAGGGTTGGGTTATACTTGACGCGAAAGCGATTAACTGCAATGATTGATACAGATGCAGTATCTCCCAATCGTTGCATCTCTTCCCACCGATTAGGCTACCTTGTGTAGCCTTTTTTTTGCGCGTATACTAGCCATATCTAATCAAAGGGATGTGCCATGCACTTCATAAAAGCTAAGTTATTACTGTTATCTGTCGCTGTTGTGTGGGCGTATATCATCATTGTACTGTTGCCTATCATGTTGCCTGTAACGTTGCTAGCCATTCCGTTTGAGGGGCTGCGCCGTTATCGCTATGCCATGTGGATAAGCACAGACCAACTAGTTAACGCTATTCACAACGGCAACCCTGACATAACAGTTTCAAGCAAAGTTGGCTATATGGCTGAGCAGGGCAGTAAGACAGCACAAGCAATGGCGGTTGTAATTGATTTATTATTTAAGGTTACAGTGGGGCAAGAGAATCACTGTCAAGCAAGTATCGAGCGTGACGAGGAGCATTACAGATGAAAACACTAGCAGAATTTGAAACGCTCGAAGCGGCAAAAACGTATACACAAGTACGCGGCAAGATGATACACCGCAACAGCATGAATGCTTGGTTATCTGGTGCGAACAAGTATCGAAGATTGAAGGCTATCGCAGCAGATGAAAATCATCCGCTAGGAGATGGTGCAGCGGCATTCCTAGACTCTACTGAATATAATTTGATTCAATCAAGCGAAACGGGGCAAGGTGTTATCCAGTTAATGCAAGCGCTGATTGCAGCAGAGGGTAACGATACTGCATTGCAGTCTGTACTTGATAAAGCTATCGCAGCAGCTAACGAAACGTATTATCCATATGAAAACGCAACACAGCACGATTTTGCAAAGGCGAAAGGTAATTGCCCAACTAAAACTGTTACACCTGAATCTGGCTATCTTAAAATCACACTAACGCAAGACGTAGAGGCGCACAGGCCGCAAGTTTACGCAATGGTTCAAGGTGTAAAAACGCATGTGACAACGTTTGGTGCAGTGGGCAAGGCTGGCGATTACTTAGCGCAAGTGCCAAGGCAGTATAGCGAATTGTTAGTCGATAACTATTACGGTGTTGTAGTGTAATGGCGTATTATCTTGAGTTTGACGGTGATAGCTACGTTCATGCGGCAACGCTCGGTAATGTTCTTAGTGAATCAACGTTCAGGATTGAAACGCAGAAAGCTAGATTTTTAACCTCTAGTGGCTACTGGTTTTCGCAAGCGGTAGCAACTGGCTCATCTAGGGAGCTAGGTCTTTTCTTTGGGAGTGGTAGCGCAAGCCTTTATATAGGGGGGCTTTCTGCTGTAATACTTAGCTCGGCAGACGTGGTAAGTATTTTCGGAAGCTCTACTATTCAATCAGAGCTTCTTTCTTTCGAGATAAATTTATCTACAGGGGCGTGGCAATTAGAAAGCGAGGGGGCTGTAGTTAAGACAGGAGGGTTTGCTTTAGGCTCTTCTCGCTCAGACGGGGCGCTTTTCAGGCTTGGAGCAAGAGCAGCAAGCGACTCATCGGGGGATGCGTCAGGCGCGTATATACTCCCAAACGGCTCGCGCATAGGAAGCACTAAAGTATTTTTAAGTGGCAACTTAGTGCGAAGCTACAACAAACAAACCCTAAACGGCTCAAACGATACTGTATACCCTGACACAGTAGGCGGCAACGATGGCACGTTAGTTAACTTTCCGACAGACAACAGCCAATGGGTTTTCTACGATGATGGGAGCGGCTCAGAAGTAACATCAGACGTTACATTTACTGTCAACGCCCCAACTTCATCAGCTAGCGCATCAGCGACACTACCACAACCTAGTGCAGACGTTAGCTACAGCGTATCGGTGCCAACGGTTAGCGCATCAGTTACAGCGAGCTTGCCACAACCTTCTAGCAACGTTGTATTTACTGTTAATGCGCCATCAGTCGCAGCTAGCGCAAGCGCAACAATACCAGGCTATAACGCATCAGTATCGTTTACGGTTAATGCCCCAGGCGTATCGGCAGATGCAAGTGCTACATTGCCAAGCCCGAGCGCGGATGTAGGTTATACGGTCAACGCACCAAACATAAGCGCAGACGTGGCCGCATCATTACCACGGCCCATTGGTGATATAGCATTTACGGTTGACACGCCAAGCGTTAACGCCACGGCATCAGCTACACAGACAGGCTGGAATGCAGACGTAAACTTTACAGTTAATGCGCCGAGCGTTTCTATATCCGCAAGTGCTACACTTCCACAGCCAGAAGCGGCGGTTAGCTTTGCAGTATCACCACCACAGGTAGCTGTAGTTGCTATTGTGGGTGGAATTGCGATAATAGTGGACGATGAGACAAACATTAATCAGCGCGTGCTGTCAAATAACATTAACGCACCAATACTTTCAAGCAACATTAACGGGTAAAACATCATGGCAACACCTAACACAGCAGAATTAAACGCATTAGCTAATGACCTAGCGACACGTTACGCAGATGCAACGCTACAGATTCGAGAAGGTACAACTGTTCTTGCAACGCATACGCTAGCAGGCTTCGGTGCAGCATCTAACGGTACTGTAACGGCTAACGCTATCGCAGACGATACGATTGACGCGACAGGTACAGCGGATAATGCAAAGCTAATCGACGGCGCGACTGAGTACGATTTAACACTGGGTACGAGCGGCACTGACGTAGTAGTTTCAACCACTAACTACATCAGTGGTGAAACGTCGAGCGTTAACAGTCTAGCCATTACATTCGCATAAGGTGACGTATGAGCCAACTTTACGAAAAGCCGTTGCCAGTCGGGAAGGTTGGCAACTACACCTATACGGTTGACAGCGGGTGGCTAGGTCAAGAAACAATCACATCGTTAAATGTTACTTGTGGCGGCGCTACGATTACGCTACCCACTTCAAGCGGTAATGTCTTACAGGCTTACTTTGAAGGTGTTACAGTTGGCCGCCATGAAGTACACTGGGAATGGGCTACTGCGACACGCTCTGATTGTGATACGGGTATACTTACAGTAGTGGAGTGCTAACAATGCCAACAACACCAAGAAGCCCACAACATAGAGGGGATGCAGGCGCAGGGCATCCAACTAGAGGGCCAAGTAAAATGCTAACGCCTGAAAAGGTAGAAAAGCTATCCGCTGATTATTTTGAAGAGTGCAGGGCAAAAGAAACCCCCTTAACCATTACAGGGCTAGCGCTTGCGCTTGGATTTTCCACAAGGCAGTCAGTGTATGACTACTTAAAAGACCCTGATTACCGTAACGCCATGGGCAGAGCTTATCTTCGGATTGAACACAGTTATGAATTGCAATTAGCTGGTGGCCGTGGTGATGGCGGCGTGGTGTTTGCACTTAAAAACTTTGGTTGGTCTGATAAGCAAGAGATTGAGCATAGTGAAAAGGTTGTCGATACTGGCGAGCATGAATGGTAAACCTTGCTGAATTTCGCAGGCATGTAAAAGAAAAATCGCCCGCGTTTGTTCCGTTATTTAAAGACAACAGCCGTTACCAGGTTGCATGGGGTGGCGCGGGTAGCGGTAAATCTCACATCGTAGCCAGAAAGCTGCTTTATAGACTCGTCAAAGAGACAGAAAAGCCGCACAAGTTTCTCATAGCGCGTAAGGTTAACCGCACTATTAAGCGGTCAGTATTCACGCTATTTCGTAATCTCATAAGTCTGTGGGGGCTTTATGATGAGTTTGACACTAACCTCACAGACCTAACCATCACCTACAAGAGGAATGGCGCACAGTTGATGTTTACGGGCATGGACGACCCCGAAAAGCTGAAATCAATCGAAGGTGTAACAGGCGTTTGGATGGAAGAAGCTACCGAGTTTACACAAGAGGACTTCGAGCAGTTGGATTTACGTTTGCGTGGTGAGACTTTATACCACAAGCAAATACTTTTAACGCTTAACCCCATCAGTGAGCAGCATTGGATTAAGCGCGTATTCTTCGACGACCCCATTGACGGATGTTTTACGCTAAAAACTACTTACCTTGACAATTCGTTTATTGATGACGACTACAAAATGGTAATGGAGAATAAGAAGAAAACGAACCCGCGTTACTACAACATATACGCCTTGGGTAATTGGGGTACGGCTGAAGGGCTTGTTTTTAACAACTATAAGCAGCAAGCGATTAAGCTAGAAGATATAAACCATTTGGAGTGTGTTCAAGGCCTCGACTGGGGCTATACCAACGACCCTACGGCGTTTCACATCTCGTACATAGATACGGTAAGCAAAAAGATATACGTTTACGATGGATTCTATGAAAAGGGAATGACTAACGAGGCGATAGCGCAGCGCATTAAGGAAATGCAGGCGCATAGACACAAGACAACGGCTGATAGCTCAGAGCCTAAATCAATAGACCGTTTAAAGATGCTAGGCGTTAGAGTGCAGGGCGCGGCAAAAGGGCGCGACTCTGTTAATACTGGCATAGACTTTTTGTGTGAGTACGAGATTATAGTTAATGCCCACCTTGTTGAGTTTATGACCGAGTTTAATAACTATTGCTGGGCGGTAGATAAAGACGGAAAAGCAACTAACAAACCCGTTGATGATTTTAACCACTTCATCGACTCATTGCGCTATTCAGTTGAGCACCACATGAAGGCGACAAGCTTTGTCTTTGCGTGTTAACATTAAATCGCGTTATAATCAAACGAAATTAATTAAGAGGGCTGGCAATGTGGCCGTTTAGCAAGAAAGTACAACCTAATATTCCAAGCGTGCCGAATCAGATAGCAATGGCCGTTAAATCTGTGACATTGCCAGAAGCTCAACCAGATTGGCGGTTGTTCGCCAAAAAAGATAAGTTGTGGCACGTTGAAACGGCTATTCTTGAAGGTTATAACGCATCGGCTGTGGTTTATACGTGCGTGGAAAAGCGTGCAAGCCTAGTGTCATCCGTACCATGGTATGCAGCACGCAAATTACCCGACGGCACAAAAGAAAAGCTAGAACCTACGCACCCGCTTAACATGCTAATCAATCGCCCTAATCCTGAAACGTCATGGCTGGAAGTGATGTATGAATGGTCACAGTCCTTGGACTTAGCGGGCAATGCTTACGCTTCAATTATTCGCGGTGGTGTTGGTGGTGTTCCAACTGCAATATGGAATCTACAGGCGCAATATATCAAAGCGAAGCCTGGCAGAGAGCGCCTAGTTGATTTGTACGAGTATCAGCAATACAGCGGCAGTAAAAACACTGTGCAAGCGGATGATATGATACACCTAAGACAGCCGAACCCTAACGACCCTGTTTTTGGAATGCCTACGCTAATGGCGGCAGGGCGTGCGACTGACATTGATAGAGAGTCGGGTAACTGGCAGAAGTCCAGCTTGCAAAACCGAAGCGCTGCAAGTCTGCATGTGAAAGTGCCAGAGGGTACACAGCCCGAAGACGTGCAAGCTATTCAAGAGGCTATTGCTAACAAATACAGTGGTAGCGCTAACGCAGACAAGCCTTTTGTAACCAGCGGCGAGATTACCAACCTAAATCGCACAGCACATGAAATGGATTTTGTAAACAGCCGTAAAGCGGTATGGGCTGAGATTTGCGCTGTGTTCGGGTTGTCTATGTCTAACCTTGGTTTTACAGAATCGGTTAACCTTGCCAACGCTGAAGCCATGGAGCGCAGCTTGTGGAAAAACACAATTATCCCACGCTTAGAGTTAATGAAGCGACAGCTTAACATTCAGCTTGCTTATGATTTTGGTAGTGATGTTTGCATTGAATATGATGTAAGCGGTGTTGACGCGCTGCAAGAGAATTACACAGAGTTGCTAGCTAATGCGCGCGCGTTGTGGGATATGGGCTTTAGCCTAGAAGCCATTAACGATAAGCTAGGACTAGGTTTTGACGCAGAAGACTTGCCAGAAGAGCTAGACTTTAACGAGCCAGATATGCCAGAAGATGAAACACAAGACGAAGAAGTTAAACGTTTAATGAAATCGGTTAGTTATGGCAAGTAGACTAGTCACAGGTTTAACGCCTAACCGCGAACAAGCATGGCAAGAGCGGCAGATGCTGCGTATTGCACGTGCAAGTGAAAAAGCTATCAGGCGCGAAGTTGCTAGGGCTTATCGTGCGTTTTATCGCGAAGATGAAAACGCCTTGCAGGTTCATAGCGATAGAATGAATCGCATACTAACGCGCATTTATAACGCTTGCTTTGATACGTTTGGTAATAGGCTTTGGTCTGCGATACAGAAATCACACAAGCCAAGCGAAACAAAGCGCGACACAGTACCACTAACGCCACAATTCGATTTAGCGCGTAGGCTATGGATTACGACAAGTGCGGCCTACAAAGTCACTGAGATAGCAGGCACAACGCAGGAGCAGGCGATTGCTATCATACAGAAAGCAACAGAAGAAGCCGTTGCAG